GCCCTATTGGCTATGTGTCTCGGCTCTGCCGCCCTTAGATTCCCGTGACCAAACAGAAGGCCGCTGCGCGGTAGATCACGAACGCAACCCTGAACCCGGCTCGGATCGTCCGGCGTCCGTCCTCGAAATCGTTGTCGACATATCCGACCAGCACTTCCATGCCGCGACGCTCGTAGAGTTGACAGAAGTTCATGAAGTCGCCGAGGAGGGCAGTGTTCTCAGTGATTCCGTCTGATTGCACAACCCGAACACCCCAGATCCGCTCTGGACCCGCTTCGGACGGAGAACCCCAGATGTAGATCCCGTCCGATGTGGTGAGTAGGCGTATCCCCTGCCAGTCGTTCGGATGGAAAACGGCGGCATTCGGGAATGCGCGACCTGTCACGCGCACGGCCGTCATCGCCTTGTAGACCGCATCGGGAACCGAATCTCCACCTTTGGCCTGGGTCTGCACGCCGGACTTGTTTTCAAAACCCTCGAGATTAGGCGCGACTCCATCGCCGGTAAGGAGTTGGCCGTCAAGACGCTGGCGGTTGCCAAACACCAACCGGTTTTCCAGGTAGGATTGCACGCCTTCAACATCCTCTAACTGCTCGTCTGTGACCGGGATGGATGTACCAATGGAACGCACTGTTGAGCTGCGCTCGGTCAGCGCAAACGTGGACTGAACATAGGCCGCGTTTTCGGCCCGCTCGGCGGAAGAGTGCGTCCGCGTAGTTTCTTCCATGTAGACGACAGCGGCTTGACCTGTCTTGCCGTCAGGGATGATGTCGGTAACCTGGATCGGTCGCGTGACCGCAGGAATCACAAGCCCAGGGATCCGGGTTGACTCCGGCGCCCATCCAGCAGACGTCTGGAATAGCGTCTTCAACTCCTTCAGACTGTAGCCAGGCACGATACCACCCGCAGGCGACCTCGTCTTCATGTAATCCTTGAACGGTTGGGAGTCCGTGATCAACTGGCCGAGTGTTTTTTCCTGCTTCGCTGGCGGATCGCCACCTGGGAGGGAAGGGGCGCCAGCCGGCTCGACTTCGCGCGCCTTGATTCTCTCGCCGAGCCCCTCGACGTCATCGCTCATCTTCACGAGCTTGAGTAGCTCGTCGACCTCTTTTGAGATGTCCGTGAGTTCCTGGTTCATCTCCTGGACTTTGATGACCTTCTCGGCTGTGGTGCCCTCGAGGCACTTCACCTTCTCAAACTCCATGTCTTCGCCAGCCTCTGCGAAAACTTCGTGCATTTTGGCCTGCTTGGCGGCCAGTTCGTCCTGCTTTTCCTTCAGCTTTGCCATCGTCGGCTCCTTGTTGTGCACCGACGATGTCCGCAAAGAAATAGGGCCAGCCGGTGCGTTGTTTCGCACATACAGCTGGCCCTTATGCGGCCGATTTGCTTCAGTTGTCGTACTGCGTCCTGCTGATATTTATAACTTAGGGAAACACCTCTCAATACACAAGCGTACTATGCCACCCTCTTCCGCCCCGACTGGAACAGCTTCACACTGTCCCGATCCATGAAGATGTTCTTGTAGCCGCATGCCCGACACAAAATAGCATCTTTGGGGCCGGGTAACACGACGTCAGCAAAGAGTGACGGCTTAAAACTACCGATACACTCAATATCCCGCGTGGTTTCGCCGAGATGCCGTTTGCAGCGCTCGCAAACGAGAATCACTTGCCAATCCGCTCCGTCTCGAACTTCAGGAACCGCAAGAACTCTTTCAGCGCTCCCGGTGTTGGCTTGGGGGCGTCGTCCTTTTTCTCGGATTCCTGCTTTTCCTTTACACTGAGCGTCTCGGTGCCTATCGAGGCACCGGCAAGCACTGGCGAGACCTCGATGACCTTCACCTTCCGAATCGCCCGATTCGCACCCTGTAGGTCTTCGGGAAGATCTGACACTAGTCCCGTCTCGATGTCATCCAGCGAGTAACTCCATTCCTGGAGCTCCTCCATCTGCTTGATGACCTCGAAGGTCTCCTTACCACCTTCCGTCGTGAGGAAGAACTGACCTTCAAGAACGGCTCGGTCCTTCTCGGCTCGGATCGTCCCGCGGCCCACCGGCAGCTCCCCCCCCCAAGAACGGTGACCATAGGCCGAAATCCGGACCTTTGCGCCGTCCTCGAAGGCTCCAGCGAGCAAAACGTCCCCGTCGTGGTCGATGATATTGAAGGTGCTAAAGACAGCCTCGACCTCCCCCTTATCCGCATCCGTGATCTTGAGCTCGAGCCCCTTTCGCTCTCTGCGGTCCTCAAACCCCAACTGATCATTAATCGTCATTCTGACTGGCTCCTTCCTGCGGTGCGGCGCTTCCCAGCGCCCCGTCAGGGAGCTGGATCAAGTTCACTGGCTGTAGATATACGTCCCGTTCCTCATCGATCGTGTACCCCAGAAGTTGTTGTGCTTGTTTCACCTTGATAATTCCTGCCATCACGTCCTTCC